TATTAGTCGCCCACTTTCGTGGAACGCTTTTTTGTCCTAACTTGATGTGCCAATCAGCGCTGAATAAAATTTTCATAGGTGTTTCCTTAAGGTGTTAAAAAGCCCCAGTCTTGCTGAGGCTAATTAATGTAGAAAGTTACAGTAGTTCTGAAATTTCGTCTGCTACTTCTTCTGGTACGTTTTTGTTATCAGAATTTTCTAAGACTCTAGTTTCAATAAAGTCTTTTTGTAGGTCAGTAGTAGGACGACTAATTACGTCATCAATACTAGGTAAGTCTTTGATTGCTTCTTTCTGCTCAGCAGTTAGAGCCTCAGGCTTACACTTAAGAACTTGTAAAGTATACTCTACGTTAAACGGCAATGGCCCAGTCTTTTGCTTTTTAAAGCACAACGGCCAACCTGTTTCAACATCTGTTGGGTCGCCCAAATCTTCGGCTGCTACCATTACTGATTCAAATAATTTCTTTTTAAGATTAAGAATCTTTACTTTTCCGTCAGAGTCAATACATTGTACTGCATATGCCCACGAACATTTCAAGTCTGGAAAGTAGTGTCTTATCCAGTCTTTTTCAATGTTTGTAAACTGCTCTTTATCTCTATCAAAGCCAAGACATTCCATAGGAACTCTCTTGCCATCGGCAGTTGTTAGCCAGTATACGTATCTAGGAAGAACATCTCCAACCATACGTATTTTATTGTCTCCGTCTTTATAGGCATAAGCTTCTACGGATGATTTCTTTGCTTTGCCTTCTATATTTCCAAATTTAATTGCCATTTTCTTTTCCTTCGTAATAAAATGTTATATTATCTTGACCATCAACTTCTAGTAGAGGATTATCTTCTAGTTGTTTTAGGTCTATCTCTGTGTATTTTAATGGTAACGAATTAACGCCATACCATTTATAATCTAAGTAATTTCTAAGACTTGCCAACTCAATATACATTGCCATATCTTTGAAACTAGCTTGTAGTTTGTTTTTAAATATCTCTCTAGGATTCAATAAATAGCTATCGCCATCTATATCTTGATTGTAGAACTGACTTATGTTTTTGTTTTTTCGAGGCATCTTAATTTTGTAAGTATGAATCGCTAAGATTCTTATCACATTTTTAGATTTGCCCCCACTCAGTTTTTGTACTTTGTTCCAATCAAAGAAAATCAACTTAAAAATCTCCCATTTAGAGTAATATTATACTATAAAATAACCACTTTGTCAAGGGTTATTTTTAATTAGCTACAACCTGTATGTCATAACCTTGTTTTATGTACACAGCTGATCGTGCCCTCGCCTGACGGGATGCTGTGTTTCCTTTCAGGTGTATGTCTATTACTACAGGCTGTTGTTTACCCTCTAGTTTTCTTATAATTCTACCTATTAATTGAATAAGTAAAGGTTCATTATTAATAGGAGTAGCTAAGACTAATGCCGAAAGTTCGTTAACAGAGATACCTTCTCCAAAGATACTTTGAGAGCCGTATAGTATATCAAGCTCTCCAGTTTTTATTTTCTCTATTTCATTATCTCTCGTAGTTTGGTCTAACTCTCCAGTTATACATGTTGCATTATCACCAGTAAGTTCGGCACATCTTTTTAAAAGTTGTACTCTATCACTTACTACTAATACTTTGTGACCTTTAGCTGCGTATACTGATGCTAGTTGAGCTACTATTCGTTGGTATCCTTCGTCATATGCGACGGCGTTTACCCTTTTCGCCCAAGGAATCTTACTACTATCTGGGAATCTAACATCAGATTTTACTATGGTCACTCTCGGAACTATATAATTTTCTTTTTTAGGTTGGTGTACATCAAACCCAAAATAGTCATTGAAAATTATATGTTTGCCGTCTTTCCTCTGTAATGTTCCACTTAGTCCTATTTTATACTTAGCAGAACACTTGTCAATTATACCAGAGAAAGTCGGAGCACTTACGTGGTGCATTTCATCTAAAATGACAGTTCCAAACATTTTTGAAATTTGTGTTACTTTCTTACTTAAAGTCTGTACATTAGCTACTACAATTATTGGGTCTGTGTCAAACTTACCACTACCTATAATCCCACAGCTAATGCCCAAACATTTTTCTATCTCTTCTTCCCATTGCTTTCTTAACGCTAATGTATGTACTACTATTAAAGTTTTCTGTCCTAGTTTAGCTGCAATTGCCAGCGCTGTAAAAGTCTTACCCCAACTTACAAACGCATTAATAATTGCATTATCTTCAACAGAGTTGAAAACTTTTGCTTGACTATCCCTCAATTCAAATTTGAAATCAGGAAATTTTTCAGGGACTGTTATTCTTTTATCAATAATTTCATGACCTTCTGGAATGAGGTCAAACCTACCGACAGGTATAGTTACTAAATCTTTGTTTATTCTTCCCATATTTTTTATAATTTGGGGTGGGTCGGTAGGATTATATGATGCTATGGAATACGTTAACTCCGTATCTATCAGCTTCTGCAGTTTAGCGTCAGCTGTCATATAAATTCTATTAGAAACTATTGCTTTATTACTCATGAAATAAAATAACTTGCTATTACTTCATCCATATAGACATATACGCTAAGACCGCCGATACCTAAAGCCGTTATAACTGCTAGTATCACTATCCAGGTTATTGAATTTCTTATCATATCTTCCTTCTACTGTCTTTTAGTTTTGTATTTGTTACTTCGTAAAGTAAGTAACCTTTATCTATACTTAATATTCCAGCGTATTTTGCTTTTAGATTAAGTTTTCCTCTAACTTCAAAAGGACTATTAATCCCTTTGACTTTAAATACTGTTGAGTTATCTGTGTACCATCTTTTTGTTATTTCTTTGTATACTAATGGATAGAAAGTAGTTTTTTTTATATTTATAAATTTTACCTTCATAATCTACGAAACAAAGATGCCCAGAACTCAATAAGTCTTTTAAAGACCATATTGGTTTCTTTAGTGGGTACACTGGGTAATCAGTTAAACCTTTTGCTTGAAGTCTTCTCACAGGAAAGTCAGCGTTTGTATTGCTCTCTTTCAAGTCTAATCTTCTTATACCCCTTTTGTCGGTAATTAGACCCCCCGATATGGAGTCGTGAGGTCTAATTATCCAGACAGGCCAGTGAATATCAGAGAAGTTCGGGGTATTGTTTTTCAAACTTTCCGAAGGCATAGTCATCTCCAATATCTAAGTCAACTCCTACAGGCTGTCCTGGTATAGAACAACCTCTATCTTTTTGTGTTATTTTCGCCATCATATCTGAGACTACTTCAACATCTGACTCTTTCACTTCTAGCACTAACGAGTCATGAACTAATGCTATAATTTTTGCGTCTACTTTGGTTTCCTTAATCCACTCTAAGAGTTCTACCCCTGCCAATAGATTTATATCAGAAGCCACAGACTGAATAAGAAAGTTTATGCCACTTCTTACTTCATGCGACGCAATGCCTTTATCGTTACTGAATACATTTGGTAGCCTGCGTTTGCGCCCTAGTATGCTATAAATATACCCGTCTGACTCGATTTGTTCCTTGGATTTCGCTAACCAAGTCTTTAGTTTCCTAAAGGTCATAAAGTACTTGTCTATCGTTTCCCTTGCTTGTTGTACAGAGAAGAACTCTCCACTATCTTTAGTTACTGTTTCAGACACCTTAGCTGGCCCTGACCCATACATGATACCAAAAGTAATAGCTTTTGCAGCCTGTCTTTCTTTTGCAGCATATGTTTTAACGTCTGCTACTTCATGTGGTAATTGAAACACCATTTTAGCAACTGTGGAGTGCAAGTCTCCCCCACTTTTAAACACGTTCTGTAGATTTTTATCTTTACTTAGTACTGCTGCAACATATACTTCTGCAGTTGCTAAGTCTTGTTGCAGTATCTTGTACCCATCTCGTGCTTTTATACAGCCCTTAACAGCAGAGTTATCTCTAGGTAGCTGCTGCATATTAAGTTTGCCCGAACTAGATAATCTTCCAGATGTTGTAGAAGTAAGATTAAATCCAGTTCGTATTCTACTATCCTTATCTAAGGCAGGAATCACCTTATCTAAATAAGTATTCTTAATTTTAGATTTTTGCCGTATATCTAGAATCACCCCAGGTATAGGATGTTCATCCGCTAAAGTCTTTAGAACTTCGGCATCTGTTGATTGCGCACCAGTACCAGTTAACTTTCCTGTCGGGGTCAGGCTAAGAAAGTCAAATAGTAGTACTCTAAGTTGCTGAGTACTGTTGGGGTTAAATACCTTCCCTTGTGCTTTCTCGAACTTATGTACTTCTTCAAACTCATAAAGCTTTTCCTGTGCTTGTGTGATTTGTTCTTCCATCAATTGTTGAACTTTCATAAGCCTACTCAAGTCAAAAGGCACACCCGCCTCCTCAACTTCTTTTAGGAACAACATACCTGGAACCATAAGTTCTTTATATACCCTAGTTAGTTCCGTACTACTAAGTATCTTAGTTACGAACAACTGGTATAAATCATAAGTAACTGCAGTATCAATTGCAGCGTACTGTGCTAGTATGTCAAAAGGAATTAAGTCATAAGTAAACTGTCCTTTTAATATACCATTCTCTTTGCAGTACTGAGTTCTAAACGTGTCTAAGTCTTTGTCATAATCTCCATATTCTGTATATTTTAATGCCAAAGATTTCAAACCATGTGAACCCCTAGACTCATCTAGTAGGTAGTGCATTAACATTGTATCGGATACTCTTGGAAATTCAAAACTAAAATGATACTCTAACATCTTTAAGTCGAACTTAGCGTTATGAAAAACTATCATCTTTGTACTGAATATTTCTTGAAATAACTTTTCAACTTTCTCAGTCATACAATCCGTAGATATGTACACCCCCTGTTTAGGTTTGTGTGACATACTTATACCTAATACATACCCGTCACGTGGGTATAGAGCAGATGTTTCTGTATCACAAGTAACAAACTTTATATTGTCACTTTTGACTAGAAACTCTAGATACTCCGCTGCTTCAGATTCCTCTGTAATACCTATAAAATCCCCCGATAAACTAGGAGGCATCTGTCCAGCTACGTACCCGTGCAGTTTTTCACAAGCACGAGTAAACATTGGCTTAGCTTCTGGTTTAAAACTAAGCATAGCAGGACTAATCATAGGGATAAACTTCTTATCTACTAAGTGTCCTGCGAATTCTGTTACTGAAGTTATTCCTGCTATAAACTTACAGGCTTCAGATCCGATTAGCACTATCAAGTCGTACTCATCTTCTTTAAAATTTACCAAGTCTACATCTTTCTTCAAAAGTTTCTTAATTCTTTTAGATGATAGATGGTAATGGTCAAAGTCAAACTTAAAGTAAGACTTATAATTTACCCCACTAGGGGCTTTGTCAACTACTGCTATTTTCTGTGCCATAGATATTTTCCTTTATATGTTTTATGT